AGTCAATATTGCGAACGGTAAGCAAGAATTTGTGCTTCTTCTGAATGGTCACACTCATACTGATGAATATCCGACTATTCTAACAGCATCTTTTGACCCTGTTGCGCCCAACTATTTTGCCAATGTACTGAATACGGACCCAACGAAGTCTGAAAAGGCAGGTCACCTTCTTTACGCGTGGTATAATATTTACGCCAATATGGCGGTACCCACTGGTTCAACAACTAGCGGTACTACATTATTGAGCTCCGCCTACCTCACTGCCCTTGGCGCTAAAGCCGGTCTCGGCGGAAACCTCGCCGGCGGCGGAACTACAAGGCTGGCAAATGGCGATGCAGCAAAGCTCCAGGACATCGCGTTACTAATGACGGCATCTGCAGCCAGAGGCGCGGGGTCTGCTACGATTCCCGATTTTGAGTCTTTCAAGGATCGGTTCCGTACAGCAGTGTCTCCATATATTATATCTCAGCAGTACGGTGGTCAGCATAAGAATCTTTTTAGGATTCATGCACTTGACGATGGATCTGTTGGAAATACTCGGGTAAAGATTTCCATCGAAAATATTGCGAAATCAAATAACGACCTTAATCCTTACGGAACTTTCGATCTATTGGTCCGAGACTACAACGACACCGATGCTCTTCCAGTTGTGATTGAGAAGTTTCCGAAGGTGACGTTAAATCCTGCTCATGAAAGATACATTGCTAGAATAGTCGGTAATATGCATCTTTATTACGATTTTGACAAGCGCCCTGGCGGACAAAAGCTTGTTGTTGAAGGAAGTTACGTCAATAAATCAAATTACATTCGTGTTGAAGAATCTGACAATCTTAAGAACGGTCGGATTGACGCGACAGCTCTCCCGATCGGCTTCCGAGGAATTCAGCACCTTGTAACTTCCGGTTCATCCATCTTCAAGACTCCTACGAACGGTTGTCTTGCAGCAAATACAGGACCAAAGTTGGTGCAGCCTCCAATACCGTTTAGAGAGACAGTTGGTAAGGGCGTCGTCCCCAAGAAGCGAGTCGACTCAGCACTCTACTGGGGTGTTCAGTTCGACGTAAAGGACTCTGTCACAGAGCCTAACAAGAACGTTCAGAACGATCCGCAGCTACCTTTCTACAGTAAGTATTTCCCCAATTATCACCAGACGTATCGGGCAGCGATGGTCGGAAACAACGAGGGAGCCGCTGATTCTTCAGGTACGATCTTAGATGCTGACCGTTTTAATAACGATCTCTTTACCCTTGATAGAATCCAAGTCATTACGAAGGATGATAAGGCAGATGCCAATCAATGGGCTGTTGCAACCTACAGAAGAACGGGTACAGCAACCGCAACCCTAACAGATATTGACGGAAGCTCATCTTCTCTTACAAGACTCCTTGATGTTGATAAAGACTTTGGACTCTCAAGTGCTAGAAGGTTCTTGAAGTATACAATGATTGTTCAGGGTGGATTTAACGGAGTTGATATCTTCAATGAAGCCAAGTCGAAATTCACAAATGCTGCTGTTAAGAGAGAGCAGGATGATGAAACCCTACAGGGCGGTACTGCCGGACCCGCGACTGCAGCGTATAGGAAGGCATTAGATATTCTTGAAGAGAGGTCTGACGTTAACATCCAGCTCTTGGCGATTCCAGGAATTCGTCATAAGGCCGTTACAGATTATGCGATTCAGACAGTCGAGGATCGTTTTGATGCCCTTTATATTATGGACATTGAGGCTAGAGATACTCTTAACAATGTTATCACTGGATCATCGAATGATGAGACGAGTGTTACTAACACAGTAACTGCATTCCGTAGTCGTAATCTAGACTCTTCTTTTGCAGCAGCGTATTTCCCAGATGTTATGATGACAGATCCCGGATCCGGTCGCACAATGGTTGTACCGCCTTCGACAGTGGTCCTCGGTGCATTTGCGCTTAACGATAAGCTTGCACACCCATGGTACGCACCGGCGGGCTTCACACGAGGCGCTCTTGCAAATGTTACAGAGAACGCAGTGAAGCTGAATAGAGCTAACCTCGATGCGCTGTACGAAGTTGATATCAATCCAATCACTTCATTCCCACAAACAAAAGATGTTGTGGTCTTCGGTCAGAAAACTCTACTAGCCGCCCAGAGTGCGCTGGATCGAGTCAACGTCCGGCGGCTTCTAATAGATATTAGACGTCAGGTTCGCTCTGTGGGTGATACATTCTTATTCGAGCCCAATAGAGAGTCTACATTGGCTCGATTCTCTGGTCAAGTTCAACCGATTCTTGCTAGAATTCAAGCTCAACAGGGTCTTGAAAGATTCAAGGTTCAGATTGATACAACCACAACAACACAAGCAGATGTTGAAAATAATACCATTCGCGGGAAGATCTTCCTGCAGCCTGTCCGATCTGTAGAATTTATTTCGCTAGATTTCGTGGTAACTAACGCAGGCACGGACATTTAATCTCTGTACGATATAGTTAATAAGGAACAAGGAGTACACAAATGGCAGAAACCCTATCAGTCACCGATATGTTGCCGAACAAATTCGAGCCCAAAAGAAAATTTAGATGGGTGTTCGCTATTGAAGGTATCGATGCATTTTTGATTAAGACAGCCGCACGCCCGGTTATGAATACCGCTGAGATTGAGATTCCATATATCAATTCCACGAGGTTCATCGCTGGTAAGACAAAATTTGACGCTCTATCAGTTACGCTACACGATCCGATTGCTCCATCAGGCGCTCAACAGGTTATGGAATGGGTACGAACCCATTACGAGTCTGTATCTGGCCGTGGTGGTTACGCTGATTTTTACAAGCGCGATTGCCAGCTTAAGCTTCTGGATCCTGTTGGAACAGTTGTTGAACTTTGGGATATGAAGGGATGTTTTCTAACATCAGCCGGATTTGGTGATCTGGATTACGGTGCAGAAGATCCTGCCGAAATCGCACTTACAATCCGCTTTGATAACTGCGTACTTCAGTACTGATCAACCGCAAATAGAACTCGTTATCTAAAAACGCGCCTTATGGCGCGTTTTTTTATTTACACAGATTTTGCTTATCTTATGATATGTAAGGAATGGTGAGCCATTTTATACTAATGAGGTGTTTTAATGTCAAGTGGAAATGATCAACCCGGTGGTGGACGCAGCGAAATATTTGGCGACATGAAGTCGCACATGCCCACACGGAATGTGATGAAAGATGACTTCGGGTTTGAGATTCCCGTAGAGACGGTACCCCTACCATCTGGTGGTAAGACGTATCCAGAGGATCATCCCCTACAGGGGCATGATACGCTAGAAATTAGGGCTATGACAGCTCGAGAAGAAGATATTCTTACTTCAAAGGCGTTGATTAAGAAGGGAACGGTTATCAGCCACCTCCTGAAGTCATGTATGATAGATAAGCGTATTGAACCAGATGATATGTTGGCTGGTGATAGAAATGCGCTTATGGTTGCTTTACGTGTGACAGGCTATGGCGCCTCTTACAGGGTGGAAGTAGATTGTCCCGCTTGCAGTGAACGCTCTAAACAATCTTTTAATCTTGGGGATCTTCCTATCAAGCGATTAAACATCGATCCTGTCGCCATCGGCACAAACCTGTTTGAGTTTGAGATGCCTGTCACGAAGGCTAAGGTACGCTTTAAATTCTTGGTTGGCCGAGACGAACAAGAAATAATGCAGACATCAGAGAGAAGAAAGAAGCAGGGTCAGCGGGCAGAAAGTCTGGTGACTGACCGCTTGAGATATTCTATTGTGTCTGTTAATGGTGTCACAGATAAGACAAAGCTTGATATGTTCATCAGAAATATTCCAGCTAGAGACTCTTTATCCCTCCGAAAGCATATCGATAATAATGAGCCAGGAATTGATATGAAGTCGTGGATGGATTGCCCATCCTGTTTGGAGCACTCGGAGGTTAGACTGCCCCTGGGGGCGGCGTTTTTTTGGCCTGACGAGTGAGCATAAGAAGGTCTTTCTCGAACAGATCTTCGTCTTAATGTATTATGTAGGCTTCCAGTACTGCGAGGCTTACAATATTCCAATTTGGCAACGCCATTTTTTCATCAAGAGATTGAATGATGAAATCGATCGAGCCAATAAAGCGAATAAGGGCCAGGGCGCCGCTACGAGAGCAGCCCACCACAATACTCCTGATGCTCGTTCTATGCAGGGCAGATATCGTTCACAAGTGCCGTCAAGTTTGCGTAGATTCACATAATTAATTGTACTGGAGTTTTGGCTAATGAAAAAAAATAAAAAATTTATTAGGGATTGTGCACGCTTTATTAAGGGCGAAATTTCTGAAATTAAGATAACTGGGCCTACTAACGATGTTAATATACTCGCATCTGTGGTGATTGAATCAAAGAAATTGTACGACACGCTTCGTAGCAAGGAACCTGACATGTCGATCGTCATTGAGGGGTTGAGAAGAAAAAGACGCGCCACCAACCAACTCAGAAACAAGATGGGACTTATCTGGCCGCTGTAAATAGTGACGTATATTTTCTTAACGCCATATTTATGGGCTAGATAGGCGGTCAAAAAGTGGCAGACTCCAAAGAACTACAGAACCAATTAAACATTCAGCAGCAGATCAACAAGGTCTTAGCTGATCGTCAGAAGGTTCTGTCTAGCCAAGCTTCGCAAATATCATCTCAAACCAAGATGTATATTGAGATGTGCAATGCGATGAATTGCGTAGATCTTGAGGGTGTTTCCTCTCGTCTAGATGACATTGTTTCAGGTTTGAATTCCGCCTCTGACGCAGCACAACAAGCCGCTGACGCTCAAGATGAGATATCTCGAGCTGCGGAAGAGGGAGCAGATGCCGCAGAAAAACAGGGTGGTGCCTGGTCCACAGTCTCAGGACATATCAACGCATCTACTGGTGCTGCTGTTGGGTTTGGTTCTGGAGCTGTAAAAGCATTTAAGGGTGCTGCTGTTGAAGCCCAAATGATGGCTAGTACTGTCAGTAGCGCTGCCTCTGCTTTAGCAAACGTTGGGGCGTCAATTATCAGTCTACCGTTTAAGATGCTCGGTGGGCTTACGAAGATGGCGACAGCTGGTGGCGGCGGAGCCAGCGCATGGGCACAGGAATTAGAGAAAGTTCGGGGTGAATTCGGTAGCTTAGCTTCTGGTGAAGGTAAAGCTGTCATGGATATGTACGATAACATGACCGCCTCTGGCAATGCCCTGTCTGATACCGGAATAAGTCTGACGCAAGTTTTCGGCGCCGGTTCTGGGGGTATGGCTGCTGCTCTAGCATTCGTTGGTGAAATGGCGAAAGAAGCCGGCGCCCAATTCCACATGTTGAAAGATTCGATGGCTGCTAATGCATCCCAGTTAGCTGTGATGAACAAGGGTCTTGGAATGACCAACGCAGCTCTTGTTGAAATGACCAAGAAAGCTCAGCTTGCAGGAAAAGACGTCGGCGCCGAGCTCCATGCGATTACATCAATGTCGCTGGATATGGCAGACCAATTCGGCGTCAGTGCAAAGACGATCGGTACAAATGTCTCAGCGATGGTGGAGG